GTGCAAACGTTCGCAAAAATAGAGATTATTCATTCTAATGCCTAGAAAAAAAAGAGGATCCTCTGATCAACCGATTGGTGTCGGTTTGACTGCTAAACAGATGAAGAGGAGAAAACCCTTAAGCACAGATTACCTTATTGATATTGAACCACTAACTGATAATCAAAAGGTTTTGTTTAAATCTTATAAAGATGGGAAAAACATTATTGCATATGGATGCGCTGGAACTGGTAAAACATTTATCACTTTATATAATGCAATTCGTGATGTATTAAATGAAAATACACCCTATGAGAGAATATATCTTGTACGTTCATTAGTTTCGACTCGTGAGATTGGATTCTTACCTGGTGATCATGAAGATAAGGCAGACATATATCAAATACCTTATAAACATATGGTTAAATATATGTTTCAAATGCCCTCAGATGCAGATTTTGAAATGTTATATGGTAATTTAAGATCACAGGATACAATTAAATTTTGGAGCACATCATTTCTGAGAGGAACAACTTTAGATAATTCTATCATCATAGTTGATGAGTTTCAAAACCTTAATTTCCATGAACTAGACTCTATTATCACTCGTGTTGGTGAAAATAGTAAAATTATGTTTTGTGGAGATGCGAGCCAGAGTGATTTAACAAAATCGAATGAGAGGAATGGTATTCATGATTTTATGAACATCTTGCGTAAAATGGAATCTTTTGATATAATAGAATTTGAGGTTGAAGATATAGTTCGATCTGGACTCGTGAAAGAGTACATCTTAGCAAAACAATCTATTTAATTAATGTTTAATCATATTGATATCAATCTCCCAAAATTATCAAGGGAGACTATAGATGGAGTTCGTTATTATTCCGTACCAGACAATGATGAATTAATTAAATTAGTTTCTATAACTTCTGTTACAAGTCATTTTAACAAACAAATTTTTCTTGATTGGAGAAAAAGAGTAGGTAATGAAGAAGCAGATCGTGTCACCAAAGCTGCCACAACTCGTGGAACAGACATGCACACTTTGACAGAACATTATCTGAAAAATGATGAAAAACTTCCAAAAGTCCCTCCTATATCTAAGTTTCTTTTCAATGTTGCAAAAGAAAAACTTGGTAAAATAGACAATATTCATGCCTTGGAGGGATCACTATATAGTAGGCATCTAGGCATTGCAGGAACTGTCGATTGCATTGCTGAATACGATGGTGAATTATCGATAATAGATTTTAAGACAGCAGCAAAACCGAAACCCAGAGATTGGATTGAAAATTATTTTGTTCAAGCAATGGCTTATGGTTGTATGTTTTACGAACTTACAGGAATATCTGTCAAAAAATTAGTTATCATCATGTCTTGTGAAAATGGAGAATGTGTTGTTTATGAAGAATACGACAAAACAAAGTTTATCAAATTACTCGACAAATATATTAAAAAATTTGTTCACGACAAACTGGAGTTGTATGGAGTCAAACAAAGAACTTGAAAAAGTCATAGAGGAAAAATTTTTAACACCCTCTAAATTTTCTATGGAGATTGAAACAATTGTTTCCAAAGAAAAAATTAATTACATAGAAGCAATATGTCAGTATTGTGAAGATAATGACATTGAAATTGAATCAGTATCAAAACTTATATCAAAACCTCTTAAAGAAAGGTTGAAATATGATGCGATTCAGTTAAACTTTATGAAGAAAACATCAAGAGCTAAACTACCTTTATAATGAAAGTGACACCTTTTGAGACTTATCAAACATACTTATCAATGAAAAGTCATTTTACTAACAAAAAATATGACTTTATTAAGTATGGAGGTAAGTCAAAAGCTACAATGACTTCCTTCAATAAAAGAAAGGATAAATATTGGTTTGAAAAAACATCAAGAAAATATTCTGATCAACAAATTACAGATTTTTTGTTGGCAAATTTTGTCACAACTGATAATCCTAAAAATTTGTGGATCGGAGAGATTATTAATTCTGGAGAAAGGACTTATGCAGAATGGATGAAACGACAGCAAAGTTTAACTTACTTGTTCAAAGAACAATCAAGGGAATTGCTCTACGAAAAAAAATTGGAGAGCATATTCGATTGCTCGAAAGGACACCCAATGATTCTAAAAAAATATCTGGGTGGAAAAATAAGTTTAGAAACATTTTCAATTTTTGAAAAAATATTTTCCTTTAAAAAAGATTTTGATAAAAAGTTGAATGATCCGGTGTGGGAAACCGTTAGTATGAAATTAAAAAAGTATTCTCCTTTCCTAAATATTAATGTGATCCAATATAAAAAAATACTTAGAGAGATAGTTAATGTCTAATTTTTTCGACTCAGAAATAGTGAAAGAAGCATTGGATGAAATCCAAAGTTTACAAAGTTCTTTGTATAAAAACGTATTCATGTTCGAAAGCATGGATTCGGAAGAAAAAGAAGAACACATTGATAAATTATCTGAACTTTTAGATAAACAAAGAATTATGTACGCTCGTCTATCACTCTCAGATGACCCTGTTGCGGTCAAAATGAAAGAACATCTGCAACAATCTATAGCTTTGATGGGATTCCCACCAGAAACTGATATGTTGGTTTTGTTTGACGGTATGAAGAAAACGATTGAAAAATTGAGAGGCATGAAAGGAGCCTAAATAGTTTGTTATACAAACTACTATATGTTTCATAAACACGATCTAATTACCATCCACACAAATCCATTTAATCAAGAGGAACCACCAATTTATCAAAGTCCAAAATTTGTTCAACTTCGAATATATTATCAATGTGAAAGTGAGTATTTCAAGAACAAAAATTTGACTAAATCATGATTATCTACTATAATCTAATTATCTTCCAAATCTAAAAAATCCGAGGAAATCCAAATGTCTTTTGCAAATTTAAAGAAACAATCTAAACTAGGCTCTCTAACCGCAAAGTTAGTTAAAGAAGTCGAAAAGATGAACAACAACGGTGCGTCAGGTGATGACCGTTTATGGAAACTAGATGTCGATAAATCTGGTAATGGTTATGCAGTGATACGTTTTCTCCCATCACCCGATGGTGAAGACTTACCTTTTGTAAAACTATATTCTCATGCATTTCAAGGTCCTGGTGGATGGTATATTGAAAATTCACTCACCACTCTTGGACAAAAAGATCCAGTCTCTGAGTACAACACTCAACTCTGGAACAATGGCACAGACGCAGGAAAAGATTCTGCAAGAAAACAAAAACGAAAGCTTACTTACATAAGTAACATCTATGTCGTGAAGGATCCAACAAATCCTGAGAATGAAGGTAAAGTATTTCTATACAAGTATGGAAAGAAAATCTTTGACAAACTCACAGCAGCAATGCAACCTGAGTTTGAGGATGAAGAGGCAATCGATCCATTTGATTTCTGGCAGGGTGCTAACTTCAAGTTAAAGGCAAAGAATGTTGCAGGTTACAGAAACTATGATAGTTCTGAGTTTACTGCACAAACTCCACTACTTGATGATGATGATGCTCTTGAATCTCTCTGGAAAAAACAATACTCTCTTGCAGAGTTTGTAAACGCAGATCAGTTTAAAACTTATGATGAGTTAAAAACACGTTTAGATTATGTCTTGGGCAACAAAGGTAATGTTGCACAACCCATTGAAGAACTTGAGAGAGAAGATGATGGACGTGGTTCTGCTGAAGAGCTTGTTGATGGTCGTCATCGTACTGCAGCGTTGTCTGAAGATGATGATGATGCCTTATCTTATTTTCAAAAATTAGCTGAAGAATAATTAAGGAATAGTAACACGAGTATTTTCTGTTCTAATTAATCTTTGATTTACAAATTGAGATGATTCTCTATAGATCATCTCATTTTTCATGTCATCCAAAAATTGACCAAGGTAAATTGGTTTTAAAACATAGATAGTTCTTTTCTTTTCGTTTTGGTCAACTTCAAAATCATAGTTTGAAATAGCTCTTACGGTTTCAGTTGCAGAGGTGGTGATGGGTGTTGAATCAAAATAACTTACTGTAAAATCTGAATTTACAATTTTTCCTGCTGGTAAAATCAATTTTCCATTTGAATCTTTGATTTCTTTGGTGACATGGTGATGTGTGTCATTTAATTTTTCAACACCATATTTTTTTAATGCATAGTCATACAATTCTTTGCTTGTGATTGGCCATTGGTCTCTTACGTTTGTAATATTCGCAGTCAAAAG